GCAATCGTTTCAAGAACTGTTACTTTTCAAGGAACAGGTGCTTTAACTATAGGTACTGTATAATCCTAATTTATGTCAGTTATTGATAGAGTTAAATCTCATTTTGAAACTCTTAAAACTATCACTATTGAAGTTGAGGAGTGGAAAGACGAGAATGGGAATCCTAGTGTCTTTTATTCAGAGCCATTAACCTTAGAAGAAAAAAACATTATCTTTAAGAAGTCTAACAATTTTCAAGATTTAACTATTCTTGTTGATTTGCTTATAATGAAACTCCAAGTCAAAAATGACAAAGGAGAGATGATTAAAGCATTTAGCCCAGAGGATAAATTTGCATTAAGAAAAAAAGCAGATTCTAATGTTATTTCAGATATTGCTAATAAAATACTTTTAGATGCTAATTATGAGGAAGCCGAAAAAAAGTAGATAGCGACCCAAATATAAGGTCGCTTTTAGTTGTAGCAGACAGACTCCACATAACAATTCAAGAAGTTCTTGATATGCCTGTTAGCCATTATAATCTTTGGTTAGCATACTTGAAAAAAGAACAAGATCAGTATAAAACAGAACGATCACTAGCAGAAGCAAGAAAGTTTAAATAATGGCACAAAGACTCAATATAGATGTAGTAGCAAGAGATAAATCCAAACAGGCCTTAAATGGTGTTCAAAGTAATTTATCTAAAGTTAAAAATGCTGTATTTAATTTGCAAAATGCTTTTATTGGTCTTGGTACAGGACTTGCAGTTAGATCATTAGTTAATACAGGAAAACAAATTGAGGGATTACAAGTTAGATTAAAATTTTTATTTGGTTCTGCTCAAGAGGGTGCAAGAGCATTTGATGAGATGTCAAAATTTGCATCTAAAGTTCCTTTTTCACTAGAAGAAATACAATCAGGTTCAGGAGTATTATCAGTAGTTTCTAAAGATGCTAAAGAACTTGCACATCTAATGGAAATTACAGGAAATGTTGCTTCTGTTACAGGATTGGATTTTAGAACAACAGCAGAACAAATACAAAGATCAATGAGTGCTGGTATTAGTTCAGCAGATATTTTTAGAGAAAAAGGTGTTAGAGCCATGCTTGGTTTTAAAGCTGGTGCAACAGTATCAGTAGAAGAAACAGCACAGGCATTTAAAAGAGTATTTGGTAAAGGTGGTCAATTTGGAAGTGCTACTGATGAATTAGCAAAAACATTTGAGGGAACTTTGTCTATGATTGGAGATTCATTCTTTAATTTAAAAAGAAGAATACTAGATGCTGGTTTTTTTGATGAACTTAAAATACAATTTCAAGCACTAGATAAATTTGTTAAAGAAAATGAAAAAACTTTTAATGAATTTGCAACAACAGTTGGTCAAGGTTTAGCAAGTGCATTAAGAGGAGTAGTTTCAATTTTAAAATTTTTCCATAATAACATGACAGCTATAATAGAAACTATAAAAATCTTAATAGGATTTGCATTAGTTAAATTCTTTTTGAATTTATCTCTTGCTATTAAAGGTGCAACTGTATCTATGTTGGCTTTTAATACTGCAACAAAGAAAAACTTATTAATAGGTGCTGGTGCTGTAGTGATAATGAATATACAAAAAATTATTGATCTTATTGCAGAACTAACAGGAAAAGAAGTTGAAGCTAAAGATGAAGCTGAAAAAATGAAAGAGATATATATTGATACTTTACCACCTATATTTGAAGCTATGACTACAATGCAAAAATTTAAAAAAGCTGTAGCTGAAACAGTTGAAAAGGTAAGAGAATTAACTGATAAGAGATTAGACGAATTAAAAAAGAAAGCTGAAAGTATTAAAGATATAATTGCTCAAGGTTTTGTGGGTGGAATTAAAAAAATGTCAAATGCTATTGCAGAAGCTATTGTCTTAGGTAAAAGTTTAGAGGAATCATTTAGAAAAATGGCACAATCACTTTTAGTTAAAATAATTTCTCATTTAATAGAAGAAATTGCCTTAATGGGAATAAAAAAAATATTAAAAAAAGAAGAAGAAAAAACTGAAGCTAATATATTAAACACATTAAAATCTCAAAACACAGAACGAAAAAGAGCAATATTCTTTAATGCGTTAGGTGGTGGTGGTGGTGGTTTTCCAGGATTTGCAAAAGGTGGTGCTGTATCAAAAGGTCAACCAATCGTAGTTGGAGAACAAGGTGCTGAATTATTTATACCAAACTCATCAGGCCAAATTACACAATCTGCTAGAGGCACAGGGGGTGGTGCTACTACAGTTAATTTTAATATCAACACAGTAGATGCTTCTGGCTTTGAAGAATTACTTGTAAGATCAAGAGGAACTATTACACAATTAATTAATAATGCAGTTAATGAAAGAGGGAGTAAAAACTTAATCTAATGTCAGGTGCTTTCCCAATATCTTCTGCAAAGTTTGAATCTTTAGGAATAAAGTCAATTCAAAATACTATTATCTCAAAAACTGTATCTGGTAAGAAACTTGCTAGACAAATAGATAATCAAAGATGGGCTTTTACTGTTCGTATTGTTACAGCAACTAGATCAGATGTTTATGGAGAGTTAATGGCCTTTATAGTTAAACAAAGATCAGGCAAAGAAAACTTTACAATTATCCCACCAGAAGTAGAAGATGCTAGAGGTAATGAAACAAATACAGTAAGAGTTAATGGTGTTCACGCAGTAGGAGATACAACGATTGCTATGGACGGACACCACAATGATAATCCACACGCATTTAAGTCAGGAGATTTTATTAAGTTTGCTAGTCACGATAAAGTATATATGATTGTAGCAGATGTTCAGGCTTCTAGTAATGCTTCAACAGTAACTATTGAGCCACCTTTACTTACAGCATTAGCAGATGATTCTATAGTAACTTATGATAATGTTCCATTTACAGTACATTTAACAAACGATATTCAAGAGTTTGGTGTAGTTGGAACTGCTAAAGATGGTGCTTTGTTGTATCAATTTGAATTTGATGTAGAAGAATCTCTATAGTGAAAAAATATAAAATTACACACAAGATAACTGCCGATTTTATTGCCGAAGTTATTGTTAATGAAGATCAAATAGATGCTAGTATTAACGATCTTAAAGAATACAAGAAACCTAATAGCAAATTTGAATATACTATGTTAAAAGGTACAGAAAGTGTAACTCAAACAACTTACGAACAATATGACGAGAAGCCTAACAACAGCAGTAAAGAACGAAATAGCGACTAATGATATTAGACCTATTCATCTTATAACTATTGGCTTTTCTACTCCTGTTAATTTTACTGATTGTTCTTTTCCTTTAACATCATCAGTATCAGGCTCATCAGTTACATATTCAGCATCAGATCATTTATTAGGTATATCTGACTTTTCAGAACAAACAGATGTAAGTAAATCTAGTATTACACTAACTTTATCAGGTGCAGATCAAACCTTTATTTCAACTGTTTTAAACGAAAATGTTATTAACGATACTGTAACAATATTTAGAGGATTATTAGATGATGATAATACTATATTTGCTGACCCTTTTTTACTTTACAAAGGAAGCATAGAAAACTTTGAAATACAAGAGCAACCAAAATCAAGCACACTATCATTATCTATTGTATCTCATTGGGCAGACTTTAATAAAAAGAATGGTCGTAAAACAAACAATACATCACAACAAAGATTTTTTAGTACAGATGTTGGTATGGATTTTAGTTCTCAAACAGTACAAGACATTAAATGGGGTAGAGAATAATGCAAGATATTATCTCACTATATAGAAATTATCCTAAATATGATAATCTACACGATCTTGATTTACAACATCACATCAAACCAAGTATATTTTTAAATCAATACAAAAAACATTATCATAATGATAAATTAGTTGGCTTTACAAATTGGGCTTATTTATCTGATTATGCTTTCAATCATTTTAAACAAACAGCTAAAATAAATTATAAAGAATGGAACTCAGGAACTAATTTAGTATTTGTAGAATTTATTGCTATTAAGAATGTTAGAAAAATTTTTAAATGGTGTGTTAATATGGCTAACAAATTTAAAGGTATTAAAGATAATTTTACTTGGTTAAGAGTAGAAGATAATCAAATTAAAAGAATGGTAGTTAAGGATATATAATGGGTGGATTTGTAGATGCTGTTGTAGATACAGGAAAAAAAGCAGTTGGCAGTATTGTTGGTTTTATAGCTGGTGGAAACCCTTTAGTATCTTTAGGTATATCTTTATTTTTAAGTTGGGCTTTAAGACCTAAAGCACCTGATATTCCTGATTTTGCAACAAATGAATTTGATGATTTTGAAAAAGGTATTTTAATTAATAAACAATCTAATGACGCTAATATTCCTGTTATTTATGGAGAAAGACTTACAGGGGGAGTTAGAATTTTTATGGAAACTTCAGGAACAGATAATACTTACTTGTATATGGCTATCGTTATGGCAGAGGGAGAAATAAATGATATAGAAGAAATAAGAGTAGATGATAAAGCTGTTACTTGGGCAAGTGCATTATCAGATGGAACAGCAGTTGAAGTAGGTAGTGGAGATAGTAATTTTTTTAAAGCAGACCCAACTGTCGAGGGTTCAAGTGCAGAAAGTTTAATTAGAGTAGAGCCTCATTATGGAACTGACGGACAATCAGCATCTAGTTTATTATCAACATTATCATCTTGGGGAAGTAATCATAAATTATCTGGCTTATGTTATTTAGCATTAAGGTTTAAATGGAACTCTGATGCTTTTACAGGAATACCAAAAGTACAAGCAAAGATACAAGGTAAGAAAGTTAAAACATATAATTCAAGTCTAGTTGAACAATCTGCAAGTTATCAAACTAATCCAGCATGGTGCTTGTTAGACTATTTAACTAATGCTAGATATGGAAAAGGATTAGCAGTAAGTGAAATAGATTTACAATCTTTTTATGATGCTTCACAAGTTTGTGTAACACAAGTAACACCATATTCAGGTGGTAGTGATATAAATATTTTCGATTGTAATACTGCATTAGATACTTCAAAACCTATTATAGATAATGTTAGAGAGTTCTTAAAAGGTTGTAGAGGTTACTTACCTTATAATGCTGGTAAATATAATTTAATTATTGAAACAACAGGAAGTGCATCAATCACTTTAACAGAAGATAATATTATAGGTGGTTATTCATTATCAACACCTACAAAGAATGACAGATACAATAGAGTTATAGTTGGATTTGTGAATCCAGATCGTAACTATCAAGTTGATGAAGTACAGTTTCCACCTATTGATGATTCAGGATTACCAAGTGCAGATCAACACGCAACTATGAAAACTGCTGATGGTGGATTTTTATTAGAGGGTAGATTTAATTTCACAACATTAACATCAAAATATCAAGCAGAAGAAATGGCAGAGGTAATACTTAGAAGAAGTAGAGAAGCATTATCTTTAGGTATTAATGTTGATTTTAATGGTTATGATTTAGCGATTGGAGATATAGTTAATATTACTCATAGTTCTATTGGCTTTTCTGCTAAACCTTTTAGAGTTCTTGGAATTACTTTTAATAGAGATTTAACAGTAGGATTATCACTTGTTGAGTATCAGGCCACGCATTATACTTGGGCTACAAAAACACAAGCAACAACAGTACCAACAACAAATTTACCTAATCCATTTACTATCCAACCACCAGCAAGTGTTACTTTAGATGATACATTAATTGAATATAATGATGGAACAGTTATTGTTGCTTTAGATGTAACTATAGGTGCAAGTACAGATAAATTTATAGATTATTACCAAGTAGAATATAAAAAAAATTCAGATTCTAATTTTATTATATATTCACAAGGTTCAGGATTAACACATAGAGTTTTAAATGTAATTGACCAAGAAACTTATGATGTAAGGGTTAAAGCTGTAAATCATTTAGGTGTATCTTCAACTTATGTATCAGCACAAAGAACCATAATTGGTGCAGTTGAACCACCAGCAGATGTAGAAGATTTTTCTGCAAACATTGTTGGACAACAAGCACATTTAGGTTGGACACAAATACCAGATTTAGATTTAGCTTTTTACCAATTAAGATTTAGTGAAGAAACTGATGGAACTGCTGATTGGCAAAACTCAGTAGCATTGGTAGAAAAAGTATCAAGACCAGCAACTTCAATATCAGTACCAGCTAGACGAGGTACTTATTTAATTAAGGCTGTAGATAAATTAGGTAACTTTAGTTCTAATGCAACAGCTATTATTTCTAATGTAATTGGAGTAACTAATTTTAATAATATAACAACTGTATCAGAACACCCTGATTTTGATGGAACTATAACTAATGTTGTAGTGAACGATAGTACAATACAGTTAGATTCTTCTGAATTATTTGATAGTGCGTCAGGGAACTTTGATTCTGAAACAACTAGATTTTTTGATTCTGGTGTTTCTAATTCTGACTTTTTTTCAAGTGGTAATTATTTATTTGCAAATGTTATAGATATAGGTGCTAAACATACTTGTAGAATAACTGCAACATTATCACAAACTTCAGATAATCCAGATGACTTATTTGATAATAGATCAGGTTTATTTGACACAACTTCTTCAAACTTTGATGGAGATACTCCAGCTAATGCAAATGCTCATTTAGAAATAGCAACAAGTGATGACAATGTAACTTTTACTGCTTTTAGAAATTTTACTATAGGAAATTATACTGCTCGTTATTTTAAATTTAGAGTTGTTTTAATTTCAAGAGATAATTCCTCAACTCCTGTAGTATCACAAGTAAAAGTAACAGTTGATATGGAAGATAGAATATTTAGTGGAAATGATATAGTATCTGGTGCTGGAACTAAAACTGTAACATTTACAAACCCATATAAAACTGTTAATTATGCACTTGGAATTACAGGAGAAAATATGGCTACAGGCGATTTTTTCACAGTATCAAATAAAACAATAAATGGCTTTGATATTTTATTTAAAAATTCAAGTGGAACAAATGTATCAAGAACATTTGATTTTATTGCAAAAGGGTTTTAAAAGGAGTATAAACACATCATGGCACAACACGATTACGACATAGCGAACCAATCATTTCCATCATTTAGAACTGATTTAAATAATGTTCTAGGTGCTATTAATTCATCTAATTCAGGAACTTCAAGACCAAGTTCTGCTGTCGCTGGTACTATTTGGTTAGACACAACATCAGCAACTACTCCTACTCTTAAATATTATGATGGTGCTGGAGATATATCACTTGCAACTTTAGACCATTCAGCAAATACAGTTAATTGGTTAGATAGTTCAGTTGTAGCAGATTTAGTAAATGACACCTCTCCACAATTAGGTGGTCAATTAGATGTTAATGGTAATGCTATTGGAGATGGTACTTTAGAATTATTAAAGTTTTCAGAAACAGGAAGTGCAGTTAATGAATTTACAATCGCAAATGCTTCAACAGGAAATAATCCTGTCTTATCTGCAACAGGTGGCGATAC